CCGCACCAAGGCCGAGCAGGTGCGCCGGGCGACCGGCGCGGCCCTGGATACCATGGCCGAGGCCACGGGCAAGGCGACCCGCACCGGATACATGACGGTCGATCAGGCCGTCCACCCGACCCATACGCACGGCGAGGGGCGATCCATGAAGGACTGACCCTATGCCTTACATGCGCAAGGCGACGGACGCCCCCTTCGGGTTCGTCCCCTTTGACCAGGTGCTCCAGATCACCGCGTACCGCAAGGACGCCAGCGCCGCCCGCGTCTACCCGGGCGACGTGGTGACCCTGGAGGCCGATGGCAACATCGCCCCGTACACCGCCGGGGTCATCCCGCTGGGGGTGGCCGCCGAGGGATCGGCCGGCAGCACCGCCGACACCGAGGTGCTGGTCTACGACCACCCGTACCAGCGGTTCATGGTGCAGGACGACAGCGACACCACCCACATGGCCGAGACGGAGATCGGCACCACCGTGGCCATCGTGACCACCGCCGGCAACACCACCACCGACCGCTCGAACATGGAGATCGACTCGTCCACCGCCGCGGCCGGCGGCGGGGCCGCCCGCCCCGTGCTCGTGCGCATGCTCCACCCCATCGAGGACGGCTCGTTCGCTGACGCAGCCGGCAAGCAGCGGCGCTGGATTGTGTCCTTCGGCCTGCATGCCCTCGCCACCAGCAGCGGCATCTGAGGAGGTGCGCTAGGACATGGCCACGCTTCGCACCACACTCCCCGATCTGTATCTGTCCCGGCTCGCGTTCCTGGAGGACGTCCTCTTCGACGAGATCGACATCGAGGATGGCGTCTTCAGCCGGATCCTGAAGAACCGCGACATGGGCAACAAGCCCTTCGTCCGCACGACCACCGTTGCCAGCTTCGGCGTCGTGCCGAAGAAGGCCGAGGGCGTCAACGTCACCTACGACGAGCTCGCCCAGGGCTACGACAAGACCTACACCGCCGACTCCTACGAGCTGGCGTTCCGCACCTCGAAGGAGGCGCTGGACGACGAGCAGGAGGAGGTCGTCAGCGACGCCGCCCGGGCCCTCGGGCGGTCCATGGCCTACAGCTTCAACGTGGACATGGCCAACATCTTCAACAACGGGTTCACCGACACCGCCGGGTCGCCCGATGGGGTCGCCCTGTTCGACACCGCCCACCCCCTCGTCGGGGGCGGCACCGCCCGGAACGAGCTGACCACCGCGGCGGATCTGTCCATCGCCTCGCTGCGGGACGCGATGAACGACATCGCGGACACCGTGGACGACGCCGGCAAGCTGATCCACTGGCGGGCGCGGACGCTGTTCGTGCCCTATGAGCTGAAGTGGCTCGCCAGCGAGCTCATCAAGTCCACCGACCGGCCCGACACCTCGGATCGCGCCCTCAACGCCTTCCGCGAGGACGGGCTGGAGATCATCGTCTCGCCGTACCTCACCGACGCGGACGCCTGGTTCCTGCTCGCGGAGCCGCGCACCCACAACGTCCGCTGCTACTGGCGGGAGCGGCCGAACACCATGCACGACTGGGACTTCGAGAGTTCCAGCATGAAGGTCAAGATCCGCGCCCGCTGGATCCGCGGCTGGTCCGACTGGCGCGGGGTGTACGGCACCCCCGGCGCCTAGCGCCGCTCGTTCCCCTTTCACCAGCCTCCTGACCCGGAGATCGAACCGGGGTGGGGGCGGGGGCCCCCGCGGCCCCCGCCCCCATGGAAGGCCAAGGAGCAGCATCCATGGGTCTGTCAGGCGTCAGCGGCCCCTTCCGGGGCGCCTATCTCACCATCCCGATCAAGTACGCGCCGAATCTGTCCATCGGCGCCCTCAACGCCGAGATCGGCCGCTACAACATCCCCGCCGGCATGGAAGTGATCGTCTGGCGGGTGACCGCCTCGGCCACCGATTCCGGCTCCCAGGGGGATGCGGCCAACGTGGGCCGGGTCACCGTCAAGAGCGGCCAGACGGAGATCGCAACGCAGATCGCCCTGGCCTCCAACTCGATGACCACGGGCACCCTCGTGGCCGCCCTGGCCACCGCGCCCGGCGGCATCGGCATCCCTGTGCTCGGCAACACCGACCTCGTGGCCACCGCCTCGGCGCTGACCACCAACCGCACCGTGAAGGACATCACCGTCTACATCGACTGCTTCGTGCGGCGGCATCCCAACAGCGTGCGGACGGTCTATGACGTAGGCCAGGAGTAACCGGCTGATGCCGCATCACCTGGCGGATCTGCCCAATCTCGTGATTGCCTTGGGCGCCACCGCGTCGAACGCGATTCTGCGCTCCGACGATGCCGATGTCATCACGATCTACGGTCCAGACGGCACCCTCACCGGCACAATCAAGATTTCCATCTCGCCGGATGCGGACACCGCCACGGATACCGCAATGCGCCGCGATCTCACCTCGGGCGGCTCGGATGTGACGATTGCCTCCGGGGACGCGGTGTCCATCTACAAGGTCGCGTGTCGGTCGATCTGGGTCTATTCCAGCGCGACCGAAACGGCCGTGCGGACCTTTCGCGTCGTCAAGCAAGTCGAGACGTAAGCCGTGCTCCTGACCTGGGCCTCGACGCTCGGGCTGGCCCTGCTGGTGGGCTCGGTGCTCACGACCTTTCAGGTGGGCCCCAACTGGCCGGTGGCCATGCGGGACCGCTGGTATACGGCCGGGGCGCTCGCGCTCGCCCTCTGGATCGGTCTGAGCGTCGAGCCCGGGTTAGGGGTGATGTGCGCGTGGATGGCCTGGCGCTGGCGCTCCCCGGAGGAGTGGCCGGCGGTCCTCGCGTGGTTCTCCATCGCGGGCTTCTATGCCCTCGTCCAGTCGCAGGCGGCCACGTTCGCGCTGGCCGCGCCCCCGCTCCTGATCGCCCTCTGCGCCGCGCAGCTCCCCCTCGCGCTCTGGAATCTGCGGGCCACCTATCGGCGGCTCGGGCCGGCGGTGCTGCGCGGCGGGGAACTGCGCGAGGCCGCCCGCGGCACGATGGGCAATCGCGTCCTCGTGGGGTGTCTGGGGGCGCTCGTGATGCCGCTGTGCCCGCCGGAGCTCGTGGCGATCCCCCTGGCCACGATCGTGGTGTCGTCCACCTGGACGGGCGCGGTCGCCGGCGCCGCCGGCTGGCTCGTCGCCTTCCCCACCGTGATCCCGCCGGGGGTCCTCCTGGCCGCGGTGGCGGCGCTGGGCGTGGCGGTCTGGAGTGTGCGGGGGATGCCCCGCGACTCGCTCGGCCAACGCTGGGCGATCTGGCGCGTCGCCGCCTGGTGGTGGTGGACCCGGGGCTGGTCGGCCCGCGCCTTCGGCCTGGGCTATGACAGCTTCTCCCGGGCCTCGGCGTGGTGGCACATGCAACAGGTGACCCCCCAGATATTCAAGCAAGCCCACAACGACTGGCTGCAGCACGTCTTCGAGTACGGCGCCCTCGGCGCCCTGGCGGTGGGCCTCTGGCTCGGCCGACTTGGCGCGGGGATGGCCTGGGGCGATCCCTGGAGCGGCGTGCTCGTGGCGGGGGCCCTGTGTGCCCTCGTGCAGTTTCCCTGTCGAGTGCCGGCGGCGGGCCTCACGCTCCTGACCGCGGCGGCCATTGTGGGGGCGCGATGAGTCTGTTGGTGCCGGACTACGACCACGAGATGGTGATTTTCACGCGGCGGCAGCCGGATGGGGCCAATCAGACCTGGGTGCGCATGAGCCTGGGGACCAGCCCCGTCCTGGCCGTGCAAACGCTGATGAACGCCGCGCAGACCATTGCCGCGAGCAACGGGATTCAGATCCAGATGGGGCCAGAGCCCCACCCAGGAGGGCAGTAAATGGACATGCAGGGGGCGAAGGTCGTACTGGACCGGATCGTCAATCAGTGGCGCACGCTCTCGGATCTCCAAGAGGCCAGCGAGGTGCTGCTCGCCAGCCTCGGCCAGTACGAGGGCCTGAAGGCGAATATCGAGGCGACGAACACGCGGCTGGCCGAGCTGGCGGCGCGCGCGGAGCGGCAGACGCGGACCCTGGACGACGAGCAGCGCGCCGGGCAGGCCCGGGTCAAGACCCTCATGGACGAGGCCACCGCCACCGCGCAGGCCATCGTGAACCGGGCGGCCAGCGAGGCCGGGGCCGCGCAGGCCGAGATCGTGCGTAAGCAGGAGCAGATCGACGGGCTGGAGCGGGCCTATCTCGCCCGCAAGGCCGACCTGGAGGCCGACCTCGCCGCGCATGCCGCCCGGCTGGCGGCGCTCGTGGCCGAGGAGGACGCGGTCCGGACGCGGCTTCAGAAGGTGCTCGGCTAGCCCATGGCGCCGTTGACGGATCCCGAGCGGGACGAACTCCGTCAGATGCTGGCCGGCGCGGTGACGCCGACCTGGACGAAACCGCAGATCAACGCGGCTCTCCAGGCGGTCGAGGACTGGTTCGAGACGGCCCGGGCCGGGGCGGGGGCGGCCATTGAGGCGGCGGCGCCGGGGGTGTTCTCGCCGGCCAACAAGCGGCGGCTCCTGGTGGCGTGGCTGCGCCAGAAGCTGCGCCGCGAGGGGAGCCTGTAGCCGATGGCCACGCATCAGATCAGCATCCTCGGGCCCAACACGGTCCCGACCAACAGCGGCGCGGTCTACTGGCGCACGTTCGACGTGCCGGCCAG